TTAACCATATTCTGATAAGGAAACTTCTCGCGGCCAGAGATAATCATATCGTCGGCGTAGCGGGTATAGACCAGCTTACGATCTGCGAAGGCGGCCGCCAGCGTATGGTCAATCGGAATCATGATCAGGTTGGTCAGGAACGGGCTGATCGGTGTTCCCTGAGGAAGGCCGCCCCTGTAGAAGGCAAGGGACAGAGCCTTCTTAAGCTCTTCGTAGCCGTCGATGATGGCGTCAGTCGCTTCGAAGTTGAGCACCCGTTCGCGGCAAACGAAGCAGAAAGGTACAATCTTTTCCACCTGCTGCATGACGAATTCGGGCGTTGTGCTCCCAAAGAAATTCGTCAGGTCAGTCTTCAGGTAGTACTTTGAATCAAAATGCTGATGGATTTTTAGCAGATCAATCGTGCACCGCTTCTCGATGTATGCGTAGGCCGCCGTGTGATGGAACAGGCCCCACGTTTTGAACTGATCGCAGAGCTCGCGCAGGGCAGTCATGAGCGGCGGAAGGGGCTCGTCAATCGGGCGAAGCCCACCGTTTCTTTTCGGAATTTTGTAACTGCGGTACAGGCTTTCTCTGGGCGCATTGAAGAGATCTTCGTGGCGCTTATTGAAATAAAACAGCCACTCGACCATTTCACAGGTTTTGCCGGTATTCCAGAACTGATCCGGGATCTTGTCATACTTTCTTGTTGTCGTTCTGTTGTTAACGTTTTTGTGATTGCCGTTAACAAGGTCTTTACCGCTGAAGTTGAATAAGATGTCTTCCCAAGTCGTTTCTTTTTGCTGGGGCTTGTATTCTTGAACGTTATAATACATTTTTCTTCACCACATTCTAAAATTATTTCTCAGTGAGGTGATCCAGGAGATGAGCCGGCTGTGCAGCTCTAGATCAGCCAGTCCCGTACGATTATTCAGGAGCACGAGTAAATAAAATTGTCGTATTATCTTTACAGAATTATGAAGATGACTAGATTAAATGCGTGCCCGCGTGGTCCGACGACCAAGGTGCCTCTAGCAGCAGGCTCGCGGCTGCGTCCGTCATTCGACCAATGCGTGTCTTCTACTTACAGCAAAAGCGTTGGTGACTTGTTCAATGTTTAGTGAAGAATAAAGAGTATTACATGGCTTCTAGAACAAAGTTAAAGGCATCACAGATGATCTGCTTTTTCAGCTCTCCGCCTTTGACGAAGTTGATGAAGTTGGTCACTCCGGCCGTGCAGATCATTCTGATTGTAGGCGCAACAGACAAAGTCACGCCGCAAGCAGACACGGGAGTCTGCTCTCTTGCCTCTTCAGATGTGAAATCCATGGACGCTCTGAAGCTTTTCTTCGCACGTTCATCTTCCCAATCCGCCGCATAGTGCTGCGCGCCAGTCAGTTCGGTTCTGAAGTTAAACATCGCTTTGATGTTGGGGTTATACATATTCTGGTCCACTATCTTCTTCCATACTTCCACGCTGTCGGCGCAGAGGAAGACATATCCAGACAGTTTCTGGCCAGTCCAACCCGGCATCAGTTTCACTGTGTCGCGGCAATCAGGATTGATGCGGCACAGGTTGTTCTTCACGGCAACCGTCTTGGCCACATTGATATCGTCGGTCCAGAACATCTGATTGGCCAGATTCTTGTCCTCAACGGTATCGAAATCGTAGAGGGCAATGTTCGTCAGGCCAAATCGTGCCAGCAACTCGGCTACCGTCGAGCCTACGGAGCCGCACCCGATAATATGGATGCGGCTCTCGCACATCTCTGGCTTAAAGAACTCATAGCTTTTGCTCAGATTCATGCTGTTATCCTTTCTTATTCTTCATAGTAGCTATACCCATATCCATAGCCGTTTCCGGCAAGATAGGGGTAGTAGTCACCATAGAAGCCTTTTGCGTCTTCTTTTTTGTCGCTTTTTTTCGGCATGGTTGCTGGTACAACCGTACCTTTGGTGGGCGTATACTTATGTTCAGTCACCATGCCCTTGGCTTCATCGATGAAGTCATACAGCGTCTCATGGGCATAGACCATCACGTCTACTTCGATATCTTCAGGCATGTAGGCTACGTTATTATCGTAGTCATAGATCCAGGTTTTGGATTCACGCTTCTTGTTCTGGATCGTGAAGATATAGTAGCCGCGCTTCATGTTTTCCATGCGGGTGCGCTGATCTTCCAAGTCTGTGACAGAAGGAGATACAGACATATTCACATGGGAATGACCCTGGAAATTGATGGTGGCCTCTTCTGTGCAGTGCTCTTCGGCCATGTCAACCAGCCATTTGCCGAACTCCTGCTCATCGGTGTCTACGTGAGCAGCCGTCACAGTCTGCGGATACACAAAGATATCGGTAACCATCCACTCGTTATCAGAGAGCCGCTCTACACTGCCCTGCCAGCCGATTTCGGCGGGAAACATATCTACCAGCGCAGTCATCTTGGCCCATGCCTCAGGCGCATACCAGAGCTTGGCCTTCTGCATCTTTCCCTTCTCGTACGAGTAGCTGTACTTGCACTCAAAGGAGCCGTCGAACATTTTCATTTTGGCGAGCTTCTGCTCGAATTCGGCGACAATCTTTTTCTTTTCGTCGTCATTTAGGAAAATTGGCTTCATTCGGCCTGTCCCTCCTGCTTCAGATATTCAAGAGCTTCTTTCGCGGTCATCCGTTTCCCATCCGGCAGTTCAAGGATCTTACCCCTGTTCATGATCAGATCGTGGCAGAATGGACGGAAGGTCGCATTGGTTTCATGCACGTTCACGCTCATGGCGGAGGCGTTGCACTGCATGATCGCGCCTACGATGTTGCCATTGCGCAGGCAGTTGTTGATCTCGCCTTCGTTCTGTCCAAGGCAGCCATGCCGATACAGATGAGGATTCGGGATCCTGTCCACTTCTGAGTAGCTATAGCCGGCCTCAGTGGAGCAATGACCGGAGATATTAAGCCTATAATAGGCACAAACACGGGTCCTGAACTTAGGCTCCGCAGAGAAGATCGAACGTAGCAACAGTTCTGTGTCAGCTTTGCTCCAGCCAACATCCATGGACACTCTCTCGAAGAAGCCGTCTCCGAACACTTCGAAGCCGTCGGCATCGTAGATGTCCAGATAATTGTTGATCATCAGCTCGATGACGCCGTTGCGGCCCACATCGATTACGCGGATGTGCTTGTTCTCCAAGATAAAGTCATAGAGCTCCTTGCTGGTCTCGTTTTCGCCGCTCTCGAGCTTTGCACGCAGGCCTTCGAGATAGATCAGCTTATCGTCGCGATCCTTCAGGGAACTCTTATATGTTTCAAACGCGTTATCTGCATAACGCTTGGCACTCATGTATTCGGATTCCGCAGTCTGGACGGAGGCTTCCATGAAAATCTTGGAAGCATTGGCCACCTTCTGCGCGCTTACAATCGCTTTCAGGCCGCGATCATCTGCCAGAGAATCCAGTGCGGCCAAGAACCTGTAAGACGTTGCGCCCAAGAGGCCGTTCAGCACTTCCATTTCGCGCTCGTCGGGCCGCCTGTCCGCAAAGAAACTGCGATAGTAGCGCGGCACAAAGAACGCAAGGGCATGCTTCAGCTTAGAGTTGACCGTGCCTACGATTACTACGGAATTGATATCCTCATTTACGAGGATCGTTGTGGAATAGTCGATCTGCTTCTTGATGAAATCTTCAATATCCTTGAGGCGATTCCATCCCCGATTCTGCAGACCGGAAATATAATCTGTGTCGCTTGTTGTCAGCGAATTCTGGTCGACCAGGTTGAAAGTATACTCATTCGCGAGGCGATCATTTACGCGGCAGGTTTCCCTGTACGTAAATTTCCTAGGGTCATCCTTATCCAGTCGCGGCTCCAGAAGAACGCGAAGGGCAATGACGATCGACTGGTCATCGTCCACTGTCCCTGTGCTCACAATGTGGGGGAACAGATTTGGTGCGTCACCCCAAACCGGCGTTTGGCTAGTAATTGATGCTGAGAACATGTTGCTCCTCCTGTGTCAAAAAAAGGAGGACGCTCCACAACTGAAGCGCCCTCCCAGTGAATCGTTATGAAATTACGCGAAGATGATCGCGCCGGTGGCCGCTTCCTTGTCGGCGGCAATCTCAGTCAGCTGCTGCGCCAGGATGCCTTCCAGCTTATTCAGCTTCAGGATGGCGGGGCCAATCTCATCGATCAGGTCCTGCTTCTCCTTGTCAGCCTCGAAGGTCATGGTCAGGCGGGCATGCCCTTCAGCATCGGTGACCTCGCCGAACACCGCACCATTCTTGCCGATCTCGCCGGCGTTGCGCTTGGTCAGGGCGACGGCGAACACGGGCTTCTTCTTCTCGTCTTCATCCATCTCATACAAGGTCATGGCCTTGGGACGGTACTTAATGATCTGTTCCAGATCCTCGCGCTTCAGGGCGGAGGTCACGACCAGCGCGTTGCCGATGACGGTGGCGGTGGCGGCATTCTCAGTCTTGGCCGTGATGCCGATGGTGGCCTTGTCGCCGACGTGCATGTCCTCGAGGGTCATGCCCAGCTCAGAGGCGCTCAGGGCGTAGCCGTTCAGGGTCAGGGTGCGGCCAGCGTAGGTCAGATCCTCTTCGTCCAGGATCTCGGAGATGGGCTTGTCAGCGGGAACGATCAGGGTCTCGACGCCGGACATGGTGATAACTTTCAGATTGATCATGTGTTTTTCTCCTTTTGCTTTAAGCATATTCGTATTGTCTAGTCGTGTGAGTCAAGTCGAGTGTCCAAAGTTACTGTTCGGCGCAACGGCTGGGTGAGCGAATATGGTACTGGTACATCCTCATAGCAGCAATGCCGCCTCCTGTATCATATCGTGATCCGGCTCAGCATCTTCTTCGATTGTAATGCCGTCTTCTTCTCGGTAAACGGTTATGCAGACCTCAGAAATCTCAACGGAATCACCGGGCTCAAGATCTTCAAGTTCGCCATCATATTCGCTTTGCATGTTCTCGATATTGTATCTTGCGTCCGACACTAATTCTTCTTCGAACATATCGCTATCGAGCGCCTGCAAAACCTCTGAAGGATACCAGCTGCGGCCTCCGAAGCTCCAATTATCGTAGGTATAATCGAAGTTCTCGATAAGGGAATCCCGGTTCCACTCGAGATATCGATCTTCGTCGTAGATGAGCTCTTTGACCTCATCCAGCGTATTGACGTGTTTGTCCTCGATGGATCTTTCGCTATATACTAATGTGTACATCTTTTTTTCACAGTAGCAGCGCGGCTGCCTCTTCGATTAATTCTTCAGACGCAACGATATTGTCGATATCCAAGATATCCCTTTGATCGTCGCGCGTAGCCGTTATGTGTTTTTCTCTTTTATCGAAGCGCAGATTCGGGTATCCGCGCTCCTTTGCTTCGCGGCTATATTTGAGTATGTTTACTTCGCCGTTCCAGATTCTCGTGTTTCTCTCCATCAAGTATTCGCAGAAAGTCTGGAAGTTGGCATCATCGGGGCGAATAGGGACGATTACTTCATCGTCGATGAAGATTCTGTAAATCTCTTCCATTTTTCACCACAGCTTCTTTGCTTCTTCCACGATTTCTTTCCAGTCTCTGTTCCACGGAAAGTCGATTTCGCACAGGCGGATCTTTTTCTTTGTGGAGCGGTCATTGTAGCAGACCGCTTCATGCTCCAAGTCAACACCGAAATAAGGGAATTCGCCTCTCCAGCGCAGAGCATAATCGAAAATGGTCTCATCGTGGTCGAGGTAGCCTTTTTTGATGGATCCGTCGTCAAGATAGTCGATGAAGCTCATAAACTCTTCGGTGTTTTCAGTCGCTATCGCGGCTTCAGACTCCTTGATCATCTGAGCGGCTTCTTCCAGCGAATAAAATCTTGTTTCGCTCATTGAAAGTTTTGCTCCTCGTCAGTCATAAAGAAATGGGAGATGGCAAATAGCGCCTAACGGCGTCTCCCGCGCCAAAGCCGATTAGAAGGGCAGGCTATCGACGCTTTCCACGGGCGTAAAGGCCGGAGCTTCGGCCGCGCTCGCCTGTCCGCGGGCTTCACCGGAGGGGCTCAGGAACTCAACCTCATCGGCCCAGACTTCGAGGTTGGCGGCCGCCTGTCCGTTCTTGTTGGTGTAGGCGTTGGGCTCGCGCACAGCGCCGGTCACCAGAACCTTACGCCCCTTGGCCAGGTACTTCTGGCAATTCTCAGCCAGCTTGTTCCAGGCGGTCACGCGGACGTAAATGGGATTATTCTCGCCGCCGCGGTTGTTGTTGATGGCCACGCTGAAGGTGCAGGCGGTGCTGCCATTCTTGGTGGTCGCAGTCTGAGGGTCACGAGTCAGGTTGCCGCTGAAGATAAACTTGTTCATTTTTTCTCCTTTTCTGCCTTTAAAAAGGCGTTCAAAAATTGTGATCTATTTCAAAATGCACCAGTGGGGCAATTTGAAACCAGTCGGTAGTTGTTGGCGAATGACACCAACACAAGCGGGCGCGGGGGTTCCGTCCCCCGCGAAAATCGAAGGGGTCAAGTCGGGCAAGTTAATGCGCTACTAAATATATATATAAATAAATAAGAAGTAGCGACTAAATTCTGTATGTGCTACCCCTCATTTCATTCGCTCAAGAAGCTGTTACAGCAGCTCAGCTTATTAACTCCGCTCTTCAAACTACTAGTCGCGGCTTTCAACCGTACTAAACATGTAGCGGCTAAAGAAACTAAGCGCATAGCGCTACAAGTCTCTCATTGCTTTGCCAAAGTCTCTTTAGCGCTATATAAAGAATAGGGTTTTATTTTTTGGGCGACTAGGAGATTCAGTCACGTAGGCTAGAAGAGGGAGTATAAGCAGCTTAAAGGAGGGACGAAAAAAGGGGAAAAGAACTGTTGCGCTTTTACTTGGGTTAAGCGGCGAAGACAATCTCATCCACTTCGTCTTCATACGCGGCTTTTCCATGGTAGTAGCCAATGCTCATTCCAGTCGCCTTGCAGAGCGCAGTCATCTTTCCTACCTTCGGAGATACGCCGCGCTTCTCATAGGCGATGATGTCGTACACGGTAAATCTTACCTTGTACTCCTTGGCGTATCCATTCACGAGCGTGGCGAACTGCTCACGGGAAAGGTGATGCGCCTTGCGGTAACGAAGGATGGCTTCTCCGGCAGTCATTCGTTTTCCGCTCAGGGAGGGAATAGAAGCGAAGAAATTGTACTTAATCGGATGCTTAACCTTAACACTCATTCTTTTTGTTCTCCTTTTTTGTTAATTAATATTTTTTAATTGTCGGCAGTCATACGGCGCGTAATTACGCCGCTTTATCAGAGAAGATGTCGGCCCAGTAGGGATCGAGGTGAGAGTTGTCCAGCTCACTGGGGTTGTAGCCAGCGAAGTAGGCGTAGGACAGGCCAGTCGCGCGGCACATGGCAGTCAGCTTATCGATCTTCGGAGTGATCCGATAGGTCTCGTAGCCGTACACGTCGGCGTAGGTCAGTCGAGAGCCGTAGCGCTCGGCGTAGGCGTTCACCATTTCGGCGAACTGCAGGCGGGAGAGGTGGTGGTGCAGGCGATATGCCTTGATCGCCTCAGCTGTGATCTGCAGCTGCTGTCCAACTCCGAAGTTCATTTTCAGCCAACGCTGAGGGTAGGGGTTCTTTACCATCTTGCTCTGCCAGACCATCTTTTTTCTCATTGCTGTCATTCTCCTTTTTTGCTTTTCTTTATTTTGTTGAGGGTCCGAGCGCATCCAGAAACTTGCGCTCATAGTATTACAGTATAGTCGCATTTTTTTAGGCGACCCAGCGTTCTTCTTCCTCTTCGCCGTCGAACAGGTCTTCTTCGCTTTCCAGCCAGTCGAAGTCGTCCCAGTCTTCAGGGTCATCGTCATAAGGGAAGACGTCGGCCATAGAGTCGATGCCAAAGGTGTACCAGATAAAGTCGTGGGTCAGTGCCCACGTCTCGGCCTCATCAAAGTCTTCGAAAGGCCCGTCACAGCGATAGCCGTCGAGGGTATCGCCTTTGATGTAAATCATGTTCTTTACTCCTTTTCAGTCTGCGGCAAAGGGCCGCGAAGTCATCGTCGCTGAGCGCCGCCAGTCGAGGCAGGATGGCCTCAAGAGGCTGGTAGCGCAGATCAAAGAGAGAAATCCGTCGTTGCTGCTTCGGCCCCGCTGGAGCAAAGAAGCAGCGCTTGCTGGTCAGGCGTGGGTCGAGCGAGGCATAAAGCTTCGCCCTGTCCCAGTGAATTGAGAGGCAGTCGCCGCTCACCGAAATCAGTCCATGGGCATCGAGCTCTGCTCGGTTACGACACACCTGACTTCGGCTCTGACCCGTCGCGTTTGCGATCATTTGCAGCGCAGGCCTGAATCCGTTCGAACGTGCGGCGTAAAAGAGGAGCAAGGCACGCTCCCCTTTGCCCATGTGTATGGCGGCGGCAGCGTCGGCCGCTATCGCGACGAGGTTGTCATCGCGCTTATAGCCGACATGCCGAATGCGAGGTGGCGTCATTGAGCAACGCCTGCCCACAACTCAGGCTTTGTTGGACCGCAGTCGACGATCGTGCACGGATGCAAATCGTTCTTGACCGCGTATTCCATGGCCTCTGGCAGATCCAGACAAAAAGCTATGTCGTGGACGAAGCCGGCATTATCCAGAAATTTGTAGGTGTTCATTCGTTACAACCCCCTTAGCAGTTCGGTCAGGTTGGTACAGATAGCATCTTTGGGCCAGACGGTGTTCTTCATGAACCATTCGCCGGCCTCAATCACATTCTCCGCCGTCGTATATGCGATCAGGCGGCCGTCAAGGATCAGGGCATACTGCGGGTTCTGTTCTTCCATGTTACCTCCTTAAGTCTCTCATCCTGAACTTGTAGGGTTTCATGGCGGCCATCCAGAGTCGCCGCCGAACAGCGTCAAAAATTATTTTCATTCTTTGCCTTTCTTTTGCCCTTAATAAGGCGAAAATATAAACCTCTCATTTTCGGATGAGTATTTGGTCATCCGCGAAGTCAGAGGTAAATATTTCTCCCTTATTAAGGGCGTTTCGTGAGCGAAAAACGGTGCTTAGAAGTGATTGAAATAGTGCGCATCGATATTTCCGAAGTAATCCATCACCAAGATGCTGTCAGTCTCGGGCTGATACCAGACTTCCAGCGTCTTCATGGTGTACTGGCTGGAGACGAACCATCCGATGGCGAAGGACACGAGAATCGTGATCAGGCCTGAGAGCAGGCGATAAAACAGGTCGGTTAGGCGATCCATTTTTGATATTGCCATTACGCAACCTCCTTCTTAGTTGTGGCGCTGATAGCGCGCTCGACGCGGGCGGTCAGTGCGGATTCGGTCTTAGCTTCGGCAGCGGGTTCAGCCTTGGCAGTGCCGGCGGAAGCAGCCTTCGCAGCCTTGATAGCGGCGTTCACCATAGCCTTGAATTCCATGGCATGCTGCTCGCGGTTATCGGCGGTCCAGCTGTAGGTTTCTGCGCGGTTGATCGCCTTGGAGTACGTGTCGTTAATCTTAATCAGGTCAAAGCGGTTTCCGTCCTTGCCGTTCGCGAAATAATTGAGCACGGTCTTCCAGAGTTCGGTGTTTGCGCGGTGGGTGTTATAGATGCCCTTTTCCAGCGCAGAGAAACCATACAGCTGGATGCGGGCATTCTTGCTGAAGCCGGCGTAAGTGTGGATTCCGTGCTGGGCATAGGTGTTCTTGCGAGGATCGCCGTTGATTAGGTACATCAGCGCCTTGAGCTCAGCCTCGTCACGGCTTTTGCAACCTTTAATAGACAGCGGATTCATCCAAAGCCGCTCGGTCACGCGGCCGGTATAGGCCACCACATAGCCGGTTCCATTGGAATATGCGAATTCGCAAGTCACGTATCCGAAGTTATTGTTTACGACGTTTCTCATTTTTAAGCTCCTTTCGATTAGGGCGAATCGCCCATTATTCACAGGTGGGCGCGCGGGCTCCGTCCCGCGCATACAGTCGCGGATTGCTGGAGTTGCACCAGCGGCGCTGTTATCCGCATGTGTAGCCCGTATCGTGGGCCAGCCGTTTCACCAATGGGCGCGGCGGTTCCGTCCGCCGCATGTCAGTCTTCAGGCACTAAGGCATGGGTAGACCAGAATGCCTGAGCGCGGGCCAGAGCAACAGGATTGTCTTTCACAGACTTATCCCACGGCTCCCGCTCTCCGGGCTTGCCTTCGAAGAGCGTCACGACGACGTACTTGCCGGCAAATTCAGGCTCGTCGTCGTTGCACTTGCACATGACGATCGTCACATGCTGCGTATCGGCTGCTTTCTGGTTCAGAACCATGCGGCTGAGGCCGGCACGGTTGCCGCGCTTACGATAAACGATCTGGGAATTGCGGTTGGTCTCGACCAGATGGTCTTTGCCAATCACGCGGCCCAGATCGATCGTCTGGCGGATAAACGGGGCTCCGGCAGTGTCGATCTTCGCAATCGTCTCGGCCAGAAGATCTTCACGGTGAGGATGACCTTCGGGATGACGGTACACATTGACACCGTCTGCCGTTGTTCCGAGAACCTCCAAGTTGACCATGTTCTTCATTGGAACTCCTCCTTTTTTGTCCGTTAGCGTTACCCGCCGAGCACTTGGGAATCTTTCATCCCGGAAGTGGACAATCGCTCGGCATATCGGCACAGATAGTTGGCGCTACCGTGCCGCCTGTCGCCAAACAGGCCCTGCTTAGTGCACCCTCAGCAGGGGTTCGCATGTATCAACCAGACATGCAACTGGCGGGACCTCTAAGGATCCTCTCGTATCATTGTCCTCCTCCCAACTGTCTCCGCTCTTTGAAGCCGCGGCAAGCTCCTTCCTGATAGTCACACCATGCGCAAACTGTGTCCTTATCAAGAGTCCCTCTCTGCGTGCTCGTTGCCTGGTAGGGCTTTGGATTTGCCAGACAAGTCATGGCCGGATCGGTTCTTTAACGTCCCCGAGAGCAGAGGACACCCAGCTAAGAGGTTCCACGCCACAGCCCTTGCTGTTGGCTTGTTGATCTGCGGGGACGAGGAGCGACTTCCGCCCATACTTCAATTCCGCTTGCGCCACTTGCGGCAGATCTGGCTATTAGCATGGTTAGCCATTTTGTCCGTTAGCGTTATCCGCCAGACACTTGGAGCATAACCCCGGAAGTGGACAATTGTCTGGCATACCGCGTCCCCGCTCCCCATCGGAAACGCGGCTTACTGCGCGCAGGCAGGAGGTGGACCTGCGCCAGGTTCAGGCATTCAAGCAGCGGGATTGGGAGCTTCGTCGGCCGACCCCGCCGGTTGAATGTCTGAAATGATTACCGAAGCTTTCTCGCAAGATTCTGAGCTTCGGCGATCATGGAGTAGAGGTGCTCCGGCCAATAGCCATCGCTCTGCTCTACTTCTTGCTGGATTTCCTGCTCCAGCTTGGTCAATTTTTCCTGTACGCTCACGCTTGGCATCCCCTTTCGTTTTGTTTTCACAAGCGGGCGCGCGGGCTCCGTCCCGCGCAATCAACCGGCTTGCCGGAAAATCCTGTGGCCCCTAAAAATCTAGGCCGCCAGGATTTCAGAGCCCCGAAGAGCTCTTTCACCGGTGGGCGCGCGGGTTCCGCCCCGCGCTCCAAGTTCCAAGACCCAAGAGCTTTTCTCTCAGGTCTTTCACCGATGGGCGCGCGGGCTCCGTCCCGCGCATTGCCTCGGTTCGGCGCAAGCCGGGACAGCGTCTCAGCCGCGCCGATAATCTCCGACACACAACGGCGACACAAACGCCATCGCAGTCTCGGAGATTCACAAGTGGGTGAGCGGGTTCCGCCCCGCTCTCGGCTTCGGCCAAGCCGGGTGAGCGGCGCGAAAAAATCCCGCCCCCAGAAAAATCTCCCCCTCGGGCCGCCCTAGAAAGCGGGAGCCTTACGGCTACCCGCAATCAGGGGCTAACGACCGGGTCCAGCATGATCGCTCACGCTGGGCCCGGATAGGTTAGCCTCCGATCAAATTGGGAATACCTTCTTCCCAGCGTCTTTCATTCGAGCGCAAACGCGGGGAGGAAACATATCACCGAGATGTCTTATGGTATTTAACATCGCGGCGCGCGGAGTCTTTTCGGGGTAGCCGGTTCCGCCGGTGTACTCCCTCATGTCCGTTATTTGAACCAGATACCCATCAGGGTCATTGCAAACAACGAACAGATATGAACCATAAGTGTATTCCATTGTTTTTCTCCTTTCTTCAGAAGACATTAGGCAATGTCTTCAAGCATGTCGTCGTAAACACTGTAATCAGCATCTTCGTTCGCGGCGTCGTCGGTCAGGCCAATTCCGGTCTGCAGACCTCTGTTGCGAAGAAGAATCGCACGGAGAGCCATTCCGGCATAGATATCGACCCATCCTTCGAACATGATGTTGAAGATGTCTATTCTCTTTTCGTAATCTTTCGCAGTTTCATTCTTGCGCTGTACGGGATACTGCAGCTTGACGAAAGTGTGGAAGGTGACTGCGTCGTATACATCTTCAGGCAGCCTGCCGTTCAGTGCGGCCCACTCGTTGAGACGGACGATTCCGGCATACCGTTTAAACGCGCGAGTGTTCTTCAGAGCTGCGTTGTACGCGAAAGCATCGTTCTCGATGTTTGCGAAACTGTCTCTGATCTCTTTCAGTTCACGACCGGTTTCGAAGCAGATTTCTTTCCAGAGACCCTGTCCTTCATAATGACCTGTCTCTTTGCAGTACTCTCCATCATCGAAAAGTTCGTCGCATCCGCGGTATCCGAAGCTTTTTCCGCCGTTGCGGGCTCCGTTGTAATCATACAGGAGCTCATTTACGGAGAACTGCGCTACACCGGTGAGATCTATATTCAGATCAGCAGCCACCTTGTTTAACACAGCAGCTCTGAGCTCGTCACCATTTCCTTTGCCATGACGAGGAGCACACTTCTTATTTCCGAGGTGCTTCTCTTCATTGCTCGGATGCTGGTTGTCCTTCGCCTGCATGGCATAGCGGGGCATCGGGCGGCTTATAGTATGACCATTGTCATCGGTCAGGATATTTCCAGCTTCGTCCTTGACGGCAATTGCATCCAGCACGAAATCCGGGACAGTCACATCACCCATACCATGCTTTGATGCGTCAACGAACACGTTGACTGCCATCACCAGCCAGCAGGCGGCTTTGTGATCGTACAGCTTCGCACCGAACCCGACGAGTGAAGTCAGTACGTCGCACCAGTGGCCGAGCTGGCTCTGCTTTGTGAGCCCGCAGAAGTACTCGATCATCGACTCTTTCGTGACCACGTGTTTCTGTGTGCTCGGGGCCACCCAATCGATTAAACGGCCACCAGTGAACTCGGCGGCAGACTTGGCCAACTTTATCACGGCGGCAACAAACGACAGGAATATATGGTCTCCATCATGGTCGCCGCGGATTCTTGTTGTTTCATAGCTGTTCACGGAAGCATAGCATGTTGTGCTCCACGTAAATGCCCAAGACCATTCGCCGAAGTCCTTGTCAACATGTACAAGGCACTGAGCCTGAGCATCGGTACTGGGATTACGGCTCATTACGCCTTCGAATCCTTTTTCGTTGACGGCGCATACAACGTGCCCAGCTTTAATTGCACCAGTTACATAGTCTTCTTCTTTGGGGAACTTCTTCTGAAGCTCCTCGCTGATATCAGAACATGCCCAGGCAATATGCTGAGCCATTGCCACCGGATCCTTTCCAAGGAAAAGGTAGTGCGCATTCCCATGCGTCTTACCTCCAGTGGCTTCGGCATACAGTTTATTGTAGGCGTCTTTGATTCTCTTCATCACCCAGGGATGGCGCAGAAGACCGGGGCACATACGTACGATCTTAGCCATTTCTCCTCCGATCAGAGCAATGGCATTATCTTTGTTTTGATAGGACATGAGCTTGCTAACTTCTTTGTCGATAAGCTCAGCAAGGGCTTCTTTGTCGCCGCCAACCATGGACTGCAGCTGCTGGAACGGCAGCGCGTGCAGTTTATCCGTATGTTCTTGGATAAGGACACGCAGAGAATGTCCCTGCCTGCGGAAGGCTTCGCAGTATTCCTGCCAACTGTGATAATGTCCCTTTTCGCCGATACTGGCTTTAAACACAGACTCGTCTGCCAGAATGACGATATCATCGATGTCCATGAGGCGACCGTCCTTTGTCCTGACATATTTAACTCCGAGTTTCCTCAGTACTGCATGGAAGTCAAAGTCTTTTATAGTCAGCCCTTTGAGCCAGGGGCCGCGGAGAGTAAAGTTCTTTGCTTTCTTGAGTTTGCGAAGGATACGCTCCTTTTCTTTCTGCGTTTTGCCGTTAAGATACTTCTTCAGCATTTTGTCAGAAATATGGAACGCTGCTTGTCCATCGAACATGTTCTCGATAACATCGCGAACTACGTCGATATGGACTATCCCTTTCTCGATATCTACGAAGTCAACTCGCTGGTTCGGGAATACTTTCTTGTACTCCTTAGTCAGCGCAATTGCTTCTGGCTCGATGTTGATTCCGATGTAGTCCTCAAGTTTGATTGTCCCGGGCAGGTTAAGCCCCATGTAGGCCGCCAGCTTCGCCTCTGTGGCGACGCCATCTTTCCGTGCTTCGCAAGTGACGAAGTCGTATACGATGTCGTATACATCTTCGCGTACGAAGATCGCCTCGCATTTTCTTCCCGCGTTTGTTCCATGGAACATGACGCGGAACTTCTTGCCGCCGCGCGCGGTGAAACCATTGCGGCACCATCTTTCCCACGCGGCCTTCTGTTCAATTTCCCTAGACGTGGGCTTATTGGGATTTTCTTTGATATAACCTACTGCTGTAATCAACACATCGTAGCTTTCGTAACCGTGGGCAATAAGGAATTCGTCAAGCGCGCCCTGCGGCAGAGTGATGTCCTTCTTTACGACCATTTCCTTTACGGAATGCTTATTTGGATCATAATTTGCAAAGAATGAAACCTTGCTCCTCTTCGCCATCTGCGGCTTGACTTCTACGTCAAGCTCGTACTCGTCCGCATGGACGAGACGGCAGGAGAGCTCCCACCGCTGCTCCAGGATTTTCTCGGCATAGTTCGGGCCAATGCCCTTGATACGCATCAGCTCGTCCGCTTCGAGGCGACCAACACCGTCAAAGGTCAGCCCAGCGAGGAGCTCGGCAACCTCGCGGGCCGTCGTCTTGGGCATAGCCTGGAAGGCATGCCGGATCTTCTGCTCGACCTCGTCAGCGCGCTTGGCGCGTTCCTCGGCGATGCGCTCCCTGCGAGTTCCTTCCGGCTTCTTCGGCACGGGCTGCTTTGCGGGTTTCAGGGCGGACTTGAGCTCGTTGATCTTGATCTCGGTACGGGCGATGTCGATGGGAGTGGTCTTGGCGACGGACTTGACAAACTTGTTGCTGTTGTTGATAATATCCATGGTACCTCCTTTGCGCTTTTTAGCGCAAAAACGTAAGCAATGCAGCTTAGCAACTTCGAGAGCGTTGAAGCCGCATTGCTGGGGTGGTATGCGGCAGGGGCGTTTGGGGAAACGACCCCTGCTCTTGTTTTTTGGCACAAGACGACCAGCTGTTTCCGCTTAAGCGATCCAAGCAGGACCCGCAGACTTTCGTACTGCATACGAGCTACGCATCGCAAATGAGACGATGTTTCGCTTGGCTTTTTCCGTGGAACACCGACTGAGGATTAAGCCTCCCGACCTCAGCCGGATTGATTGGGAACACTATAGCACATTTATTTTGTGCTTGCAAGTCCAAAGTGAATATTTTCTTTGGACTTGTGTGCTCTCAGGTGAACCCACCTTGCTAAGCGAGATGGGCTCAACCGAGAGCGCATAAGCGCCCTCTTGAGCAGATGCTACCTTCGATCTGCCCAGCTTAGCCGCCATTGGTATTCAGCAGCGGCCGTCCTCCGCTCAAACTGAGCGAAGGAATTTACGAAAATTGCGATCCAAGCTACCAAAGCGAGGATCGCAATGACCGTGGAGGCGATCTTTTTCATTTTGATTGCCTCCTTTCTCTTATGTACGTGTCAATAACACGTCCACCGTAGAGCACTTCAATCTTTAAGGAGTCGAACCCCTTAAAGGCATCAAAGCCCTCTGCGTCGTCGAGAAAGTTAACACGGCGGGACCACAGCTTCACGCTGCGGCCCACTTTCGCTTCGAATCTGATCTCATACTTCATCTTCTGAGACCTCCTTCGAATATATTTAATAACGGGTAGCGACCCCGTTATCATCAACCTGAAAAGGCCGTCTTCAAGCACTAAGCTCAAAGGCGGCCTTTTCAAATTGCGCGGTTGTTAAGGCGGACGCGCTGCCGCCTGAAGTCGCTTAGAACGGAAGAAGTTCTTCGTCTGAAGCCGTGCTCCAGTCGAAGAGATTGTTTTCCGTCCTTGGCTTACCGAAGTAAGCGTTTCTCACAATGTAGTCGGCGCAACACACGAGATCAAACGGAACATTGTCGTATCCGTTCCAGTGCATAAATCTGTCAGAGATCGCTTGCTGTGCGGAAGCTGCTTCGTCTTTGTATTCCGCAATAAACGATTTGACGATTTCGAGATCTTCTTTGTCGGCAACATTGTGGAGAAGATCTTTTGCGATCCGACTGTTCTCACAGAGTACCAATGCGATCTTGACCTGTGCTTTGAAGTTTGCAACAGCACGGTACTTTAAGAACTTAGACATGGTTCCCCCTTGCTCCGACCTGCTGGGCGTCCCCAGTTACAGGATTTACGGGCAGTTTACGTTCGAAAATTTTTCGAAGCGTAAACTTCGCTATAACTGTTCCCCCTCCATATCCCCCCTCTTTGTCACGCTTCGAAAATCCCCATAATGAGAAAAGAGACACCGTTTTTTCGGTGTCAGAAAGGTGATTATGATGGCACAGGTTTTGCAGATTGTAGCGGAGGATACGCGGGTTTGTCCGTGCTGTGGTGAAAGTCATGCGGTGCAGGAGTGCATTATTGCGCGGCGGATTGTAGCGCCAGGGATGGTGGCGCAGGTACCGGGACGATACTTTTACTGCGACAAGGCGGACGAATACTTTGAGGACCATGAGCTGCACGCGTGGAATAAGGCGCAGGCGGGTGGCTTTATGCCTCCTGTGACAGTCGAGTTTGGCGGCGCGGCCGCGGAAGGAATGATGGAGAATGAGCGAAATAATGGGGCGGCCAAGGCGGAAGCAGTATGACCGCGAGTATGGCACGGAGTGGCGGCTGGAGCGCGACTGGCTGGCGGAGCACGGCTTTGAGCCGACCTTTGTGAAGCGCGTCGGCGACGGCATAGAGCGGTACAAGTACAAGAAGACGGCGGCGCTCTTTGAGTGTGTGGCACTTTTCTATAGCGTGCAGGAAAGCGCGCGAAAGTGGCTGCAGGTGCAGCAGGACATTGCGGAGCGCGGCACGGTGGTCGACGCCGCCTGTGACGTTTTTGATGCAAAGTCCATTGCCAAAGCCATTGATGAGGCGGCCATGGAGGATGATACGCTGTGAGCGTTGTAGAGACGAAACCATTGCCAACGAAGCAGGCTCCGCAGACGAAACTGTGTGTGCGGTGCAACAAGGTGAAACCGATTGCGAAATTTTACAAGAACCGGGATTGGGCGGACGAGTACGGCTACGACAGGTGGTGCCGCGACTGCCTGGCCAAGTGCAAAACGCGCGAGGCCATGCGCGAGTACTGCTGGGAAAACCACCGGCACTGGGACGAGAAGATGTGGCAGGCCGCCAACAAGAAGGCAGCTTCTGAGGCGGCAAACAACATTGTCTACCAGAAGTCTGGAACGGAGCGGCGCATGGAGCTTCTTGAGACGATGACCTGCGCGGTTCTGCCGACCTACTTCCCGATGTATTACAAATACGAGGACCCGACAAAGATAAGCGGCGCGCTCACCTACGAAGAGGCGAAGGAGCGCGGCGAAATCGAAGAGGCCGACGACATTGAGCGGCCGGAGTGGAGCGACGAGTGGTACGGCGAGTACACGAAGCGCGACCTGGAGTGGCTGAACGACTACTATGAGCGGCTGAAGCACGACAATCAGGGGGCCGAGCTGGAGTTTGACGCTTACATGGAAGAGGCGGTGCACAACATTGCGGTGCAGACGCTGATCCTGAAGAAGCTGCAGATGGACTATCGGTCTGGCCGCGGATCGATCAGCGACGTTAAGGACGCGCAGACGGTGCTGGACATGTTGACAAAGTCGACGAATCTGGCGGCGTGTAAGCGGAAGCCGAAGACGGACCAGCAGGCGCTGGCGGTCGGCGAAATCGCTCTTTATCTGGAGACGCACGGACATCCGTGCACGCGAAAAATAGAGTGGGAGCCCGACGACGTGGATAAGTCGATTGCGGAGCTCCACCATATTGTCCGGGCTGTAGGGCTGGATCAGTGAGGTGATGGCCCTTGGCGGCGACAGATTTTACTATGACAGAGGAGCAGATGGCGCTGTGGGAAGAGCAGATAATCTTCTGGCGGACCCATCTGGACATTGCCATCGAGGACATGTTCCCGCCTGTGAAGCTCACCCGTATTCAGCATGTGCTGGCGCGGGCTATCGGCAACTGTAGCGAAATCCGCGAGGTATGTTCGCGCGGACTGGGCAAAACTTTCCTTGGCATGCTTTGTATGGCGGCCATTGCGGTCCTCTACCCGGGGGCCGATCAAATTACGACGTCCAACACGGTGCTGCAGGCAAAGCTCATGTTTGAGAAGCTGCGGCAGCTGGCGGACCAGAATCCGAATCTGGCCAACGAGATCAAGGCGACGAACACGAAGAACCTCGTGACCATTAACAACGTGGGCGCGCAGTGCATCTGGAAAAGCACGTCGGTGTGCCGAGCACTGCCGCTCGAAAGCGCGCGCGGACAGCGGGCCAAAGTGCTGTGGCAGGACGAAAGTCTGCAGGTCGACGCTGAGCAGTACAACGAGATTGCCGAGCCTATCAAGAACACGACTCGGCTGACGGCGGCCACCTACGGCTTTAAGGACTTCCCGTCGAAATCCATCTGCATGACGAGCGCGTGCGATAAGAGCAACGGCTTCTACAAGCAGTTCATGCACACGCTGACGGAGATGGCGCGCGGCGACGCAGAGTCGTTTGCGTGCGCCCTCGACTACCAGTGCGCCGTCGACAACGGCATTACCGAGGCGGCTTTCTTCGAGCGGGAGCGCAAACGGATGCCGGAGAGCGCGTTCCTGCAGGAGTACGGAAGCATCTTCCTCGGAGCCAACGCGGACTCGGCTTTCCCTTACGAACTGGTGGAAGGCTGCCGCACCCTGAAGAAGGTGGAGATGGAGCAGCCGAAGAGCAGCAAGAGCCGCTACGTTATAGGGCTGGATATTGCTACGTCGGCGGCAAGCGGATCGGATAACAGCATTATTTCCGTGATCAAGTTTGTGGAGCGGTCTGACGGCACGTTCTTCCGAAAGCTTGTGAATATGCGCGCCTACAACGGCAAGTCGCTGGACTATCTGGCCGACGAGGTTCGCCGGCTTTACCACCTGAAATTTCCGAATGCGGAGAAGATCGTGTACGACGCACGCGGCGTCGGCGACAGCTTCGACAAGTTCATGGAGCGCGAGTGGGTGGACCCGGCGACCGGCAAGGAATTCGCGCCGCTTGTGTGCGACGATATTCCAAGTCCGAACCCGACGGCCATTCCTATGCTTCGGCCGTTCAGGGCGGTGCAGGCGCTCAACCAGCGCATTTACACGAACCTGCGGGTGGTGCTTGAGAAGCGGACCATCGAGCTTCCGATCTCGTATCGACAGATCCAGATGCTGGAAGCCGAGAAGGCGGCGAAGGGTGACGATTCCAAGGCGCTGAGCATGCAGGAAAAGGACGTTTACCTGCAGGCCGACGCCCTCCAGTTTGAGATGGGCAACGTGGTTATCAAAATCGGCGCGAGCGGCGGCGCTATCATCGATGTTCCTAAGGCATCCATGCATAAGGACCGCTACAGTTCGTTGGCGATGGCGAACGACTATATTTCCCAGATCGAGGAAGAAAACATCAAACGTATGCGACACAACCTCGATTGTGTCGGCATTGTCGATATATTGTAAGAAGGACGGTGATGCCCCATGGGTATCTTCGACCGCTTCAGACGAAGCGCGAAAACCGAAGGCGGCATCGTGACCGCCGAGGCCGAAAAGAGGCAGAAGGTTTTTGTTGGGGCCGGGGCCGCGGACGGCGACGAATTTGTCCAAGTCTACGACAACAGCAACATAACCTATAGCGGCGAGCTTGCGGACTACGACTACACGTCGATCCTGCGGAATAAGCAGGACAACATTGTAGACCTGTTCCAGCTGGCCGACTATTACTGCGACGCAGACCCCATCTGCCACGGCATCGTTTATCACGTATTTGTGCCGTTCGGCAATAGCAGCCCGTGGTATCTGACGGGCGACAACGAAAAGACGCTTCGTATCTATGAAGACTACTATAAGCGGATCAGGATTAGCGAAGTCTTCGACGATATTTTCACACACCTTGCAAAATACAATAACTGTGTCCTGTACGTGCTGGACGGCAACATCATCACGCTTCCGATCCACAAGTGCAGGATTTCCAACACGATGCTGAACAGGCAGCCCCTCGTCGAACTTGACGTGCAGAGTATTCAGACGGAGTGGAAGATGAAGGGCTACACCGTACAGCAGGACTGGATTAAGGATAACGAGCTCGAGTACGCCTTCAAGGGCTATCCGCCCGAAGTGCAGACGGCATTGAACGCTGGCGCACAGTATGCTCAGATGAATCCTGAGAACACCTTTGTGATTCAGGGGCCGCATGAAGGCTGGATGCGGTGGGCCGTGCCGTGGATTGCGGCGGCCCTCCCGGCGCTTTCGCGTAAGGAGCTGATCCGTGAGTACGAGGTCGCCATGCTGAACCTGAAGCGCAAATCCATTTTCCATGTCCGCTACGGCGACGAGAAAAAGGGTGCTGACGTTCTGCCGGACCGCGAACAGCTGGTGGCAGTGCGCAGTCTTTTCCGTCAAGGCATGAACGGGTTCCCGCTGGTGGTTACCAATCAGCTGGCCAAGGCCGAAATTTTGAGCGCCGACCTGAGCGACCTGTACCAGTGGCCGATTTACAGCACTGTCAATGAGGAGATCCTCAGCGCTGGCGGTATCAGCGGCATTCTGGTAACGGGCACGTCCGACGAAGGATCCACCTTCTCGACGGCGCAGGTTTCGACCCAGATGGCCGAGGCCCGCATTAACGCCATGCGCGAAGAGATCTGTGACATCATGAACCGGATCAACGGCCGCATGACGGAGTGGATTGAAGGTACCTACAACCTGAAAGAGACTCCGCAGTTCCACTTTGCGCCGCTTGATATGAGCGGCAAAAAGGCGCTTCGCGAAGCGTGCAACGATCTGTGGACCAAGGGCGTTGTCAGCACCAAGACCATGATGGAGAACAATGGGTACAGCATGGAGCTGGAGCGGAAGCAGCGCGAGAAGGAGTCCTCTGAAGGAATCGACGAGACCTTTATGCCCCGCGAAATGAAATATCAACAGGCGGCCGCGGCGAAAGCCGAGAGTCAGGAGCCGGCCGAAGGCGCGCCAGCCAACGGACGACACGCTGGCGGCAGGCCAAAGAAGAGCGACAGCGAACGGACAAGCTCGCCCGATAAGGCCGCCTCTGGAGCACAGCCAAAGCCAAGCAACCCTGAAGGATCTGAGTCCGGGTAAAGGAGATGGTTGAATGATGCATGCGATTACCCTCGCGGCCGCCATGGCGTTTACCGCGTGGATGATTTATAAGGCCAACCACTGGTGGGACGACTATGACGTGACCTCCACGGAATGGGCCGAGTGACGTAGCTCGCGTCGATAAATAACGCAGCGCGCGTGACTGACGCATTGGACCGAACCGCGCCCAAAGCGGCGCACACAATTTCTTTGGACCTTTTCAGTTGAGTGCCGGCCTCATCAGCTGCCGGCTTTCGAACTCCGCACAAGTGACTGTCTCGAAGCGGGTGCGGCCGCCAGGACAGACAGCCGATCGTGGTTAGCGTACCTATAAGCGCAGGCGCACGGGAAGATCCCGGCGTAACGCGTGCTCAAGGCCAAGGGCACGCCCCCCCTGCTTCGGTAGCTCAGTCGGCAGAGCAACCGGCTGTTAACCGGTCGGTCGAAGGTTCGAGTCCTTCTCGAAGCGCCAAATATCCCGGGCTTGTCCCGTCGATATAAATATCTGCGCTCAGCCGCGCATCTGCTCCTACCGGATGCGATGGTGAAAGCAAGTCAGGAGAATGCAACATGCAGACACCGATTGTCAATCGGTTCGTTGCGGCTGCCTCCGAAATCGCGAGTTCTGATCTTTACATGACTGTGAAAGCCACCATGTTCACCTCTCCTTCGGCGAACCTGAATGGAGTGAGGTGCACGGCGGCTTTTATTGACGAAATTGTGGAGCATCAGGAAAAGTACATCGGCCTTCCCCTTTGTGCAGATATGACAAAACTGGAGAATGGCCTGTACAGGAATCTAGGTCACTGTTACAACAGCCGAACCGGCACGTTCTCGTCCACCATGATAGGGTCCTTCTACAAGTTTGAGAAGGCGGCCCTGAGCGAGAGCGAAACTGCCCTTATCGGGTATGCGCGCGTTCTGAAGCGGAACAAGAAGGTTTGCCGCGCGATCAGCGAACTGTTCGCGGAAGGCAACCTGAAATTCAGCTTTGAGATCACGTGCGGCGAATACGAAAAGCTTAACGACGGCACAATCCGCATCGATGCTTCTGAAAAGAATTTTATCGAGGGAATGGCCATCGTGTCCATGCCGGCTTGTCCAGACGCGGTTGCGCTGGAACTTGTTGCTGAAATTACAGGGATCGGAAAGGAGGCAGAGCCCATGACGAACGAAGACAAAATCCAGGCCGCCGAAAAGCAGCCTGAAGATGAAGCCACAAAAAATGTGGCTGAAAATACAGAAACGGCCGAAAAATATGTGACTGAGACGCACGTCGAGCACGAGCGCGTTTCCACATATGACACCGAAACCGGTGTTAGCACCGAGACCACCGTGACGGTCGAGCAGAACGTCAGCGGTCCTGCGGTTACGGCCGAGGACGAAGCGACCCAGCAGGCGGGTGCTGTCACCGCCGCCAAGGATGAAGAGGACAATAAGCCCGTCTTCAACCCTGACGAAGTTGACACGACCGCACCTGTTGTGGAGAATGCACAGCCCGAAACGAATCAGAACGCCAATGACAACGCTCAGAGCGAAAACACTCAGACCCAGAACGATAATCCTGCGGAATCTGGGAACGATAATCCCGGCCAAGTTGTTGGTTCGTGCGGCAAGAAGGAAAAGGAAAATGCCGCCGCTGATGAGGACGAAGAGAAGAAGGAGCCTGACAGCTCCGACGACTCCGGCGAACCTGAGGAAGAGGACGAAAAGAAGAAGGAGAACGCCGAGCTTGCCGCGATTATCGCCGAGCTCAAGGAGTTCGTTTCGACCTTGAAGACTCAGAACGACGAGCTGAAACAGGAGATCGCCGAAATGAAGGATCACATGACGGGCAAAGTTGTGGCGGAGGCCGCGGCTGAAGTTAACCCCTTCATGGATAATATCTCTCTTGGGGAAACCGGATACCGGCTCCTGCAGGAGAAGCCAAAGCAGACGTCCTACCGCCTGCTGAATTAAATCTCATATTATGGAGAAAGAAGTGAAAGCGAATGGCTGGATATATGACCAAACTGCAGGGATACCTGTATGAAGGCGAATATGTCAACGGCGAGACCAACCCTGTCGAAAACGGCGTGCTGGTTGTGATCGACAACACCACCGGCAAGATGAAGCTGCCCGGTGCCGCTGACACGACTTCCAAGTTTACCTGCAAGGAAGTTACGACTATTTACGGCAAACCTGCTTACCGCTTTATCGTGGAAAAGCTGAATGCCAACTACTACTTTGTCGAGAACGGCTACGAGTTCAACGACGCGGAAGAGTACGATCTGACTCTGTACTCCACCAAGCCCGGGAAATTCCTTCGGGCCCATCCGCTGCTTGTGGGCGAAGAGTTTGTGACCGATAAGGTGACCGGAACCATCGCCGCCAAGACCCAGTATGGCGTTAAGGCCGACGGTACGATCGGTTAACAGAGGAGGGAAACGAAATGATTAAGGAAATCAAGAAAAACAGCGATTTCATTAAAGTTCTCGCCTCCCAGGCTGCCGGTCGCGCTGTGAAACCGGAAGATGCTGAAGAGGCGGCTAAGATTGTGGCGGAGCTGCTGAATGACGAAACCGCCAATAACGACAAGCTGATTGCGCAGACCATCGGTTATGCTGTGCAGGAGCTGCAGAGCCGCGAGCTGGACTTCCTGTCCCAGATTGCGGACATCAAGAACGTCCCGGTCCGTGGCAAGGCCATGTTCAACGTGAAGCTGGGCGGCATCAAGGCCTATTTCCAGGCCAAGGGTTCCACCACCGCGCGCAGCTACGTGGCTGACAAGCAGGTCTCTCTGGAAACCGAAGAGATCTCCGCGCGGCCAGCGATCAACATCATCGACCTGCGGGCCGGTCATGTGAACATCGCCGAGCTGATCCGTGATGCCAACCGTGAAATGACCCTGATGAAGCTGAAGAAGATCGAAGCCGTCCTGCATGACGCTATCGACGATCTGGGCCGTCCTTACTACGGCACTGGCACGGGCATCGTGCAGGCCACTCTGGACGAGCAGATTGCTTACTTCAGCCGTCTGGGCAAGGTCACCCTGCTGGGCGATCAGGCCGCTGTGAGCCAGCTGGCCGGCGTTACCGGTATGGTGATGAATCCCGGCGCTACCGTGCCTTCCTGGCAGCGGAGCGGCAACATGGTCGATGAGTTCAACAACAACGGCTTCATCGGCACCTACAAGGGCTGCAACGTAATCGTGATGCCTAACGGCTACCGTGATGACGAGACGACCCCCATTCTGGATCCTGACTGGATCTATATCATCCCCGCCGGCATGACCGGGGACGCTCGCAACCTGAAGGTTGTGAACGAGGGCGGCCTGAACTCCATGGCTTCCCAGAATATCGATGACCTGACCTACGAAGTGCGGCTGGATCAGTGGTTCGGCGCTGGTTTCATCACCGGCAAGAAGCCCACGATCGGCGCTTACAAGATCGGCCATTAATTGATGCTTACGGTTCCGGGGCTCCTGTGTGGGCCCCGGACCTTTTTAATGCAAGGCGAAAGGAATGAAGGAAACATGATGATTAACGGCGACGAAAGATATCGCGTCTGGAACAGGGCTAAGTTTTCCATCGGCCTGAGGCTGATGAACGGTGTCGAAATGAACATTCTGCCGGGAAGCTTTCAGATCCTGACTGTAAACGACATCATCTACATCGAGGCGACCTTCACGACCAGTAAGTTCTTCGGCAAGAAGCTGCTGGTAATTACGGACGACCAGAACCACGAGGTTGCCATCGATACGCTGGGACTGCAGAGCCCAGACGAAAATGCCCATCAAAATGACGATGAGATTATTGCGCACCTGAAGTCCTCGACGAAGAAGCTGGAAGAGTGGATCTCCGGCATCGAGGACCGGGAGGAGCTGCATGCCATATACGAGGTGGCGAAGTCCATTGAGGCGGACATCCCACTGAGCAAAATTAAAATCCTGAAGAAGTACATGCCTGACAAAGACTGGCTGGACGATATGGGATAAGCGCGTAGACGCGCAGAAAGGGGGCGCTGCCCATGTCTTTTTCAATTCGAAGAGCCGTGGAATTCCTGCAGGATGAGGTTGCCGACCAGTGGACACCGGAGCCGCTGACTGTGGGCCAGTACGAAGGAATGATCCTTTACGGGATTAAGCGGCTTTACACCGACACGGGTCGGGCGCTCACCTACGATACCAGCAACTATACCATGGACGAGGAGGAGGGCCTGCTGTTCAACGAAGACCTTCCCATTGACGAGCAGGAGTACGTCATGCTGTGCGCCAAGATCAGTTTCTTCAAGCGCGTGCAGACGGAGGCAAACAACGCTGTCGACTACAGTACCAATGCCATCAAGGTGAGCGGCGTCGGCAAACGCATGGACGCCATTAAGGGAACCCTTGACGATCTTGAGGCGCGGCGGCGCGAGCTCTTCTACCATATGCCGCGGTATACGCTGGATTACGCGATCACGGACTAAAGGGTGAGGAAATTGGACAATGATTTTACCGTGACGGTCAACTACTACAGCAGGGCCGACCAGAGTTTCGTTACCCAGAGCTACGGTTTCAAGGAGTATACGGAGATGCTGAAGGTCGGCCTCATGCGTATCCTGACCGATGTAGAGGACGCTTTCTATCGATTCAACGATGAGCGGCCCCCAGAGGAATGGGACGAAAAAAGCGCCAAGGAGTTTGCGCACATACGGCGCAAGATTCTGGATCAGGCTAACGCCATTGCACGCCTGCCGGAAACGACCCGCTGCAAAGGGCTACCGATCGGATCGCGCAGCCTGAGCGACCTGATTGCGCAGGCACTGTCAGGCGACGACGACGTAAAGTGAGGAGTGGGCACATGAGCCGCAAATACGTTGCGGAGAGGTCCAAGACGCGGTTCTACCTGCCGCCTACGCTTGAGTCGGACTTCGACCGCTTTCTAGACAACGATCTTCCTAACCAGGTCATGGACTTTGAGCTGATTGACGACTGGTACGCCAAGAAGGAAGACGAAAACTATAAGCAGGTTTTCATACGCGGCGAGCTTTATCCCGATTCTACGAAGAGCCGCTACGAAGACACTGACAATAACATGAACATCCGCTGTTCGCTGAGCAGCGGAATTAAAAAGGGCGATATCGTGATCCCGTCCAACAGGTTCGAAATCTTCGTGCTGGACTGGGAAGTTGCGCCTGAATCCAACAACCTGCCGAGCCGCGCCCTCAGATGCAATATGTATCTGACGGTGAAGCGGTGGATGGAAGAAGAGACAGACGACGACGGCTTCCTTGTTGAAGAGGAAGGCTGGCGCAACATCTGTGAGAAGATGCCATCCAACGCCTACCGTTATGACGGGCGGCCTGAATACAGCGCCATCCGGGACACCCCCGGTATTGCGCCCAACGCACTGACGCTGCTGACGACGCAGTACAACCGCTACACGAAGAACATCCGCACGGACGACCGCTTTGTGTGGGGCAACGATGAGTACACGATTGTTGACGTGAACTACGTTGGCGTCGGCCTTGATGAACGCGGCACGATTAAGCTGCAGGCCAAAAAGACGGCGGGCGGTGAGCTGGCATGATAGATATCGCTGGAGCGATACAGGATCAGGTAAGAGAAAAGGTCGATGCCGCTGTGGATGAGAAGATTCAGGAGATTATTCAGACGGTGCAGGCGCGCTGGGAAGACAGGGTGAATCGGCGCATTGCCGAGGCACAGTGGGCCGTGGAGCAAGGCAAGATTTACAACCCGGATCACGCCCTTCTGAAGATGTACGAGGCTTACCGCTGGGTGGCCGACCATGTGCATCTGGGCGTGGAGATTGCGCGCGACAGCTCCGGCGCAAGCATTTCGATGACGGCGCAGTCAGACGACGACACCACCATCGACGGCTTCCGTCAGGAACGAATCGGCGAATGTATCGAGGATCTTACGAAGCTACTCAACTACTCTTACTTTTAATGGGGTGATAGCATGCCGAACGCATGGGTTAACGAATTCAACAACATCATCCGGCGCGTCATCTTCCCCGATCCTCGTCTTCGGGAACTGATGAATCTCCCGGAAGACACCACGATCATTACTTTTATCGATCGGTATTTCATGAGGGTCGGCACGTCGACTGTGCCGCTGAAGGACGAAGACGTGCGGATTGTGTACAACACTGTCGGCACCGGGCTGGCGCAGGATGTTCATGTGCTGCGGCAGGAGCTGAGCTTCGATATTTATGTGAAGCTGAAGGCTCTCCACAACGTTGGCAACGACAGGCTCGTTTACCGAACGGAGCTGATTGCTGACAGGCTGAATGAAATGCTGACAAAACAATACGATGAGCGGCTCGGTGGATACCGGTTCCGCTGCATCGGGCGAAGCGAACAGGGCACGAATACGATCGGATACGTGCGTTATAACATCAGCTTCGCATATATGCGCACCGTGTAAGGGGCGTGCGCCGAAAGGCGCTGACAACGGAGAAAGGGCCGTCTTAATTTATGATATCAGCGCAACAAGCGAAGGTAGGAGATTCGCAGCGGCGATGATATGAATAAATTACAAAGGAAGTGTTTTACATATGGAGTATGTAAAGCGGTTTGGTGGGTACATTGCTGACGTACCCAAGGTCTATCTGAAACGCTGCGGCGACGACAAGACCTTCGTTCTGGACGAAATTACTCAGGCTTCCGTGACTCCCAGCGTGAACACCGTTGAAATCAACGCTGGCTGGTCTCTGTTCCCCGTGGCTGTGCTGCAGGGCCAGAGTACGTTCGAGATGCAGATCACTTCCGGTAAGTTCGAATCCGAGCTGTTCTCTTTTGCCAACAACAAGAATGTTTGGGAAAATGATGAAGCTTTCGAAGTTCCCGGAACCATGATCGAAGAGGTTAATGCGACTGACAACAGCATCACTCTGCCTCATCTGGCCAATGCTGGCTCTGTGCAGATTGACCAGCTGGAGGAAGCCGCCGAGACCGGTGACGGCAAGTTCAAGACCGAAAAAATCACCACCGACAAAGGTGAGCGCACCAAGATCACCTTTGAGGCGGCCATGGCCGGCAAGACTGTGCGCGTGAACTATACCTACGCCGCGAACGTTGACTACATCAACGTCGACAACAAGGCCAGTGCTATCTGCGAGGCCGTGCTGGAGTTCCCCGTGTATGACGACGGAACCAACTGCGCGCTGTCTGCGGTGCTTGGTCACGTGTACGTCAAGGTCTTCAAGGCTCGTATTACCCAGATGCCCGGTATGGACGGAAGCTACAAGAGCGCTTCTACGTTCCAGATGACTCTGAGCGCTCTGGATGCGAAGCGTGCCGACGAAGCTGTGTATCAGATCTATTATGTCCGTAACTGATTTGCGGGCAGTGGTTTAACAATATAAAGGGCGCGGGGCATTCCCCGCATAAGGCGTTGTTATAACCAGGGGGTGTTGCAACGCAAGCTGCAGCACCCCTTTTTTATTCGCGCCTTCGTGAAAGGACTGAAGGATAATGGAAGAAGAAGTCAGAGTGGCAACGGAAGCTGAACCGCTGCCTGATCAGGAAATGCCAAAGACGCCAGCCAAGCCAAAGAGGCGGCAGAAGAAAGTGCCTGTGCCTGAGCCAACGGAGCTGACGGCGGAAACGCCGCCTGAGGTTAACCGCGAAAACTATGTGAAGCTTGGCGGCCGCTGGATAGAGATAAAGCCGACCAAGCTGAAATATTTCAGGAACAGGACGGCGGCCATCTATAATGTGCTGAAGGCCATTCCGCTGGGCGACTTTCTGGCGTACAAGAAAGGCACGTTTGACGAGAAGCGCAGCAGCGACCAAATTTTGTTCGACTTTCTGACGGCAACGTTTGACGATGCTTCGCTGGTAACACAGTATTACGACGATATCACGGCCGACGATATTGAGCGGATTCTTGAGATCTTTGGCCGCGTTAATCATATATCTGAGAAAGAGGAAAAGGCAAGAAAAAACCGGGAAACCCAGACGACAACCTAACGCTTGAGGAGGCGGCTGCGGCCGTGGCGGTTCATCTGGGTGAGGCAGATGAAGGCAAAATCAACGAAATGTCCTACATCTGGTTTGAGCTTGTCCTGCAAGCGTTGGGCAAGCGGCTTAACTTTGAATCGATTGTGAACCTGCTGGGCAACGCCTTTGCGAAGGATGCTTCGAAGGCGGTGGCGGCGGCGAACCCGCTGAGGGCGGGAGATCGCGGAACCGGCGGAAGCGGCGCTATGTTTGCGCAGATGGCCGGCAATATCAAAGTTCTTGATGCCAAGAAGAGCGACGTGTTTGGCGACTCTACTTCTCCTCTTGGAGATATTGCGTGGATCAAGAACGTTAAAAAGGAGTGACATGATTGGATATGATAGATGAAGTGGTGTATCGGTGGAATGAGATGGCGGCGTCGGTGGTGACGGTCGACCTCGACAAAAGCTGCGATGCGCCGTGCAATGACAAGTTTGCATCCAACTGCGTGGCCCTGTGTTACTTAGGGCCTGACTCGCCTTTTAAGGAAGGGAGCCAGCTGGACAGCGACTGGCAAGACATGATGTTTTTCTACAGGCGGTGGCGCGACCGTGATACGCATACGGACTGCGCATACAAGAAACGGTTTGTGCGGTTTGCGCAGAAGATTGTTGAGGCGCATCCACTCTGTCCGTTTGTGGAGGCCTATGACGACGAAAGCTTCGAAGCTCTGCAGGAGCAGGAGCTGCGTGAAGCAGAGGCTGAAGATGTGGCCAGCGAAACCTATGTGCCCGTTGAGAAGGTTGTGCCGGAGAAGCCGGTTCGATTTTTCAACATTTTTAAGCGGAAACGCGGAAAGTGAGGCGGCTCATGGACAATAGCGAAATGTACAGAAAAGCAATTCAGTTCTGTATCGGCGGAAACGAAGACAATGGCCGCCACTATATAGAGCCCATGTGGCGAGAGATTCTGGAAAACGAAGGTATTCAGATGAGTCCAGAAGAAGAGTCGCGCATATTTGAAATGCTTCATCTCGCGGTCAAGAAGGCCGACGCTCTGCATGATAAGACAGGGTTCGTGGTCAACTGGATTTATGATGCCATCACGTCCAGTATTGATCCGGCGATGATGAAGGAAG